CTTTCGCCGTCCCCTGAAATAACCGGCTGGGTCAAAATATTATAGAGTATCCACGCTGGATTAGAACTTGCACTAAAAGCCCAAGTCACTCCATCGGTTGTGGTTTGAACGATTGTTCCATCTTGAACAACCGAAATAGTTAAAGAGCCAGAAATTTGGTCCGTTGCTAATGCTTTGACCGCAACTAATGCCGTCTTCGGATAAGCAAATGTTTCAGCTAAAACTTCCCTCACGGCACCAATCGCCACATATTCACCATAACGGGCTTCATCTTTTTCAGCCGTTGTTTTCGTTACCCGTATTGTGTAATTTGTGCCTTTTGAAATTGTTATCGGGGCACCACCAACATACGTTTCACTTGCAAGAAAAACTTTTCTAATAGGATGGGTAACACCATATTCACTGTAAGCCGTGTCACTCAATACGATAGAATAATCTTTCTTACTGGCCGGTTTTTTAACGCCGACAAAACAATCGGTTAACGTCTGATAGGCGCCACCCGCTTCTTTGATTTCAACTTTCAAACCAACAGAGGTTCCTGAAATTCCGCCACTACTGTTGGTGAAATATAAACCTCTTGTGAAAGTAATTTCAATTTCTAAATCATCAAAATCAGAATCAGGAACGGTATATTCTTCCGCACCCTCACTATGTTTCACAAGTCGATTGACCACGTATTCCACTTTATTATTAGGAAATAAACTAATAACACTTTGGTCTATCGTTCCTTTTTGTTCTTCAACTTCAATATCCCGATAGTTTCTATATGGCTGGTCATTTATCTTTGTTTTATTTAAGATGATACCATCAACCGGACCCTCACCCAAGGCAAGAACAAAATTCAAATATTGCTTTGATTCATCCAGAGCATCAACCGAGGTATAAGTTGAAATGATGTTACCGAATATTTTATTTCGGCCATAGAATTTCGGAACAGCCACGCCCTGTTTTTGAATTGTTTGCGGCGTCCAACTGTAGATGTTCGGCGCCTCTTCCTCACCAAAGTTATCCACTTCCGGCGTCGGTGCTATGGCACGAATAAGGAAGCCCGCTCCCATTGCAATACCCATCATTGCAATAGAATAGCCAATACTGCCTTGAACAAAGCCAGCCGCAGTAAGCAAAGCACCGCCGGTAATGATTGAACCGACAATTAAAAAGGCAGTTAAAATAGATTTATTACCATCCGCTTTACCGCCAACAAGTGGAATAATAACAATCTGATTTGTTGCGGACGGACGAACCAACTGCCATTGTTCCGGCGGAATGATAACGCCATCCACGCTAATACTCAAAAGAGTTTTTGCTGTTTCAAGAGTTATTTCATAACAGTGGTCTTTTTTAATCTTATCTAAATGATAGATAATGATTTCTTCCACTGTTTGGTTAGAATGAATTAAAGGAGTAACTTCCTTTTTTTCTCTTTGAAACGGATTTTTAATGTCTACCAGTTCCATTTTATTGTTTCAACTTATAAAAGCCTTCAATTCGTTTTACCAAAATTCTATGGTCTAATCTTTGAACCGCCACATCATGGTTCACCATGATATGTAAAAACTGTTTGCAATTCGGTAGAACAATACCGCAATGGTCAATATATGGCGGCGTTATTCTAAATGTTACTATACATAAAGGTTCAGGTTTTTCAAGTTTAATAAATTCATATCGGTGACTTTCAAGGGCATCATTTTGGTCTTTCGTTTCACACGGAGTAAAATCAGTAGGAAAGGTAATACCCGCTCGGCGACCAACTTCATAACAAAGTCCCCAACAATCGAATTCATTCGGTCCTCTTGAACCCAAACGAAATTTCTTACCGAGTAAATCTGCATATAATTCTACATCTTTAGACAACTTTAATACCTCCCGACCTCATACAAGGAAAGCCACCAAAACGGGTCGTATTTGTTCTGGCTCTACATTGTTCCAACGTTCTATTGCAAGTGGTCTCCGCACCTACGTATCCGCATTCTATACTTTTGAATTTCCACCGACAATGCAAAGCAAAGTATCGGTCTAACGGAAAACGTTTTCGCATCGGACTGGGTGCCCCTAAAGTGAAAGTCACCCATTCGTGGTTCGTGTGGCATTCGAGAACATCAAAATACAATTCAAGTTCACTATAATTTTCGGTTAAGAACTTGCTATTCACCACAATGATTTTGACTTCCGAACCAATACCACCGTTTAACGTTTGTAACTGGGCCTCAATTAATTGGGTGACGTTACTTACTTTTAATTCGACGGTAGGTATCTCACCTTTACTACTACTCATGGTCGTATCCAATTGAAACGGAAACGCCATGAATAAATCGCCAAAGTCTTCCGTACCGACGCCGGCATTGTAATGAGCCAAAGCCTCTGTATCATCTAAGGCTTTATTGAAAAGAATCATATTGTCACCCGCTCCAGAGAAAAACAACTGCGGTGTGCCATCATCATCGGGGGACGCCCCGTTACAAGCACCGACATACATTGGCAAAGTGGAAGTAAAGGCATTCATGCTTACCGCATTAGTGGTTAAGTCACCATCATACGGTGAAGCCAGTAACGTTTGATTGACACCATTTTTATAAATCTTAATTGTGTTTGTGGTTTCATTGACCACAAAAAGTAAAAACATCCAATCTTGGACGCCATCACTCAATTGCTCGGATACAACGGCTTGGGCCGCTTTGCCGTCGGCTGTATAGTATAATCTAATTCGACCATTAGTATCAATCGCCGCGTACATAATATCATCCGTACCCGAGGTTCGATATGAACCAAACAAGGCTTGTTTTGCGGCGGGTCGCCCATCGTTAGGTTTAACCCAAATACCAACACTAAAACTATTTCGGAAAGTTGTATTGTAGGAATATCCCAAATTGATATAATCAGACGTGCCGTTAAAAGCTAAAGCCTCATTTATTTTGCCCGCTTGACTAAGCAAATTGGTTTTTCGATAGGATGTTCCCTCATGGGTCCCGATAGAATCAATAACGGCATAACTGTCCGCATTGTCATTCATTTTCCAATGACCGATTGCATTGTTTCTTGCATAAGCACGGCCACCATCGAATATGATATTTTCATTGTTGCGGACTAATCGAAACGTTGTACCGTTGGTAAGAAATATCTCTAAAAGAACAAGCCACGCTCCAGTTGACGCCACTTTGTTCTTTTCCAACAAAATATTTGCGGGTAAACTTTTCATTTCTCTATGCCTCTATTAAAGTGAAAACGGCCTGCCAAATTGTTGCCTGTTGCGGCTTAATTGAAAACTCAATCGGTTCAGCCAACCGAACGGTATAAACAACATCCGTAATAGGATGGGTCCATACGATTGTATCAGCACCAACCAAGACCGCAAGTTGTAAAGCCTCTAAAAGAACTTTATCAGCCACGGGCAAATAGGTATACGAAACGATGAATTTCTTTTTCACACCTGTAAACTTGGCTCGACTAATAACCGTTCCGTCCTCGGCTTGACTTCTTAAAGACGGGTCGAAAGCCAATGTTTCAACAAATGAATCATCATTTGGATATACCGATAATGTAGGAAAAGCAACCGACATTTTATTTTACATTCCTTAACATTTCTTTCAAAGGTCCATTTTGATTTACGTCTTTGATAATGATACCAACAACCCAGTTATGTCCATCCCATTGAGGAAGACCCTCTTGTTTCATTTCGTAACCCGTCTTATTATTAATTATAACGTTTGGAGCCGAATTTGTTCCGTCTGATTCACCTTTCGGGATAACTCTTTCACCTCTTTCGAGAATCGCCGGAAATTCATTTGAACCCAAACCTTTATGCAAACGTGGGGCGTTTGCAAAGACACCCGCGGGCATCAGCATCATTTGACCGCCTTGACCGACAACGCCACCCTTGTGAAACAGCCAGCCGAATAAACCGCCAATAATTCCACTAAGAAAACCACCGCCACCACTACCGCCGCCGGTTGCGGCACCACCCATACCCATTGTATTTGGGAACAAATTTGCGGCAAGGGACGCCATCTGCATTCTGATAATCATTCTCAGAAAATCAGCAACTATGGACCGGGCCATTTCAGCCCAGTCGGCTTTTCCTGTCATAATTAAATCGGTTAACGTGTCCGCAACTCTGTCTAAGGCACTGGTTGCAATATCAGCCAAATTATTCCAGTAATCTGTGGCATCATCGACCCACTGTTTCATTTTCTGTTGAAACGCCGGAAAACCACGGCGACCCATCATAATTGAATCAAGTTTCGTGGCGTATTGATTCATGGCCTCGAAATACTCTTTTGTGTCTTTGCCCAATTCTTTAGCGGCTAATTTTTCATATTCAGCCAGAGCAACACCACGTTCCCGTTCCTCATTGACTTTGCCAAGCATATCATATTCAAAATCCAATGCTTTAAGCATTTCATCCATTTCACGGCGGGTTTCACTAATAACACCTTGCCCAGTCTGATAGGCATCCATCATACCTTGAACGTTGTTTGTGGCCGCGGCAGTATCATTGGCAATTTCTTTTGTATAACTCATAGGTAAAACTGAAAACTTCTTTTCCTCCGTTTTTGCTTTATCATCAAATTCAGAATGAATTTTACCTAACATTTGCTGTGAAATTGTATCCAACAACTGTCTTTGTTTTTCTAAATTGGCATTGGCTTCGGCAACTCTTTCTGCTAATACTTTTTGCGGACCTTCCATGCCATACTGACCTTCCGCGGCAGCGGCGGCGTCTTCAATAAGAAGTTTTTGCAAAGCCAGTTCCGTATTTGCGGCTTCTAACTTTTCAAGATATTTCTTTTGCGGGTCATCCATTCCCTCAGTCTGAAGGATACGAATAGTTTCCTGAATGACCGCTTTTTGTTTATCTAATTCAGCGGTTGCGGCCGCGATTTTCTTTTTGAATTCCTCTTGCGGATTAATTAAACCTTTTTGAACCGAACTAACCCAACCACTGAGTTTATCACCACCGATAGAAAAGTTATCCATCTTCGGAAGTTTACGAATCAAATTTTCAATGATTGATAAACCATGACCGATTTTTTGAACCACATTCAAAAAGCCTTGGGTCATGCCAGCCATGACTTGATTCCAAATCATACTGATTGCCGCACCCGCAACTTTTAATCCATAAGTGACATACTGCCAGCCAGTCCAAATCTTACCAATTGCAATATAAAAGACACTTTGAATAGCATTGATAGACGTGTCCCATGCAAGAACGATTGCCGCCACGGCAACTTCAAAGCCATATCTAATGTACGCCCAGCCTTTATCTGCGGCCAATTGCCAGCTTCGGAATGATATTTTAACACTATTGATAAAAGCATCCCAAGCATAATTTAATCGGGCACAAACA